ATAAAACTTCAGATACGGTTGAGGCTTACAGACAATATTACATGGGAGAGAAAAGTTCTTTCTCCACATGGAAAAAACGGCAGACGCCAGAATGGTACACACTATGAAAAAAGAATTTGGAACACATCACTACAGACCGTTAGTAGACGATCTAACAATAAAAGAATCACCGATCAACGGATTAGGATTATTCGCTGTAGATAACTTAAAAGCGGGTATCTTCTTAGGAGAGACTCATATATGGGAATCGAATAGATGGGAATACATTAGAACACCTCTTGGTGGTTTTATAAACCATTCAGAGAATCCTAATTGTTTTATAAATGAAAATATACATTATCATGACGGACAACAAAGAGAACTTTATACAACAAGACCTATTAAGAAGGGTGAAGAAATAACAGTATTCTACACAAAAGGGTATGATGATATTATAAGATGATCAATTCAAAACAATGGCAAGACAACTCAGATGGCTGGGTAAAGACTATGCATGAGTCAAGAGAACGGAAAGAAGCTAAACTTCTTGAAGCTTGTGACCATGATATAGAAGAATGGTGTCAATATTGTGAGTATGATGAAGACGGAAATAAACATGAGTAAATGGGACGGAGGAAAGGGGTCGAAACGAAGACCTGAAAACGATACTACCTATCAAGATAATTGGGAGAAAATCTTTGGCGTCAAGAAACCTGAAACTAAAGTCAGAAAGAAGACACCAGATCACGCTAAAACTCAAATACAAAAAGACAAAACAAAATACGACCGAAAGAAACTTGACAACACAGAGAACGGTAGTATAATAGATATATGAGTTTGAAAATCTTTAATAGAAAAACTAAAACTAAAGTAGTTAAGAAAATTGACTACAAGTATTCGGAAGATAGAATCATCAAAGAACTTGATGATTATGTTAACAGTACTTATGGTGAACATTATTCTAGTAATAATTTTCAAGCAACTGAATTTATAATAGACGGTGGACATGGAGAAGGATTCTGTATAGGAAATATTCTCAAGTATGCTCAACGCTATGGTAAAAAAGATGGCTATAATCGTAAAGACCTTATGAAGGTATTACATTATGGTATAATAGCACTACATGTGCATGATTTAAATAATGGAGACAAGTGAATCAAATGAAACTAAGTGACAACACACTAAAACTGTTGAATAATTTTTCAACAATCAATTCCGGAATAACAGTTAAGGCTGGGAATGAAATAACAACTGTATCAGCAATGAAGAATATCTTTGCGAAAGCAGTAGTAGATGAAACATTCGATACTGAACATTCTATCTATGACTTATCAGAATATCTAGGAGCAGTATCTTTATTTGATACTCCAGACTTTGTATTCAATGGTGAATCAGTAGATGTTATTGAAGGGAACAATTCAGTCAAGTATTACTATGCTGACCCTCAAATGGTTATATCACCACAGAAAGATATCACAATGCCAGACCCCGAAATCACTTTTGATCTTGATGAAGATGTACTAGGAAGTTTACTTAAAGCTTCGTCAGTATTGTCTTTACCAGACATGGTGTTATCAAGTGACGGTACAACTGTTGACTTAACAGTCAAAGACAAGAAGAATGCTACTTCGAATGTATATAGTAGAACTGTTGCTCAAGGTAACGGATCAACATACGAAATGTTTCTAAGAATGGATAACATTAAAGTTCTAGGTGGAGATTATACAGTCTTTGTATCATCAAAAGGAATAGCACACTTTACTAACAGAAATGTATCAGTAGAGTACTTTATTGCATTAGAACCTGATTCAACTTACAATGAATCTTAATAATGAAAGAAGATTTTTTATGGGTTGAAAAATACCGTCCTCGAACTATATCAGATTGTATTCTACCAGTAGAAACAAAAAAGATATTTCAAGATTTTGTAGATAACAAAGAAATACCGAATCTACTATTATGTGGAACTGCAGGTGTAGGTAAAACTACAGTCGCAAAGTCTTTATGTAATGAATTAGATGCAGACTTTGTGATGATCAATGGTTCAGAAGAAAGAAACATTGATACTCTTAGAGTCAAGATTAAATCTTTTGCTTCTACAGTTTCATTAGGTGGTGGTCCAAAGATTGTCATTTTAGATGAAGCAGACTATCTTAATCCCCAATCAACACAACCAGCTCTCAGAGGATTCATAGAAGAATTCTCAAAGAACTGTAGATTCATATTCACTTGTAATTACAAGAATAGAATCATATCACCATTACATTCAAGATGTAGTGTTGTAGATTTTACAATAGAATCTAAACAGAAACCACAGATGGCTGGTGGTATCTTTGAGAGAATAGTTAACATACTAAAACATGAGAATGTTGAATACAACGAACAAGTTGTAGCAGAGTTGATTAATAAATTCTTTCCAGACTTTCGTAGAATCTTAAATGAACTACAGAAATATTCAACATCAGGTAAGATAGACAGTGGTGTCTTGGCTAATCTTGATGATGAACATCTCAATGAAGTTATTGGATTTATCAAAGACAAAGAATTCTCTAAAATGAGAAAATGGGTAGCAATGAATATTCACAATGATCCACAAGCAATATATAGAAAGATATATGATGCTTGTTTTGAAAGAATGGAAAATAGTAGTGTACCACAAGCAATTATAATATTGAGTGACTATACATACAAGTCTGCTTTTGTTGCAGACCAAGAAGTTAACATGGTAGCATGTATGACTGAATTAATGATGGAGTGTAAAATAAATTGAAATATAGAGAGAAAATACCATTAAGACCTTACAGGGTAATAAAAACATACGGAAATGAGACAGGACATTCATGTGCTTTCAGACAATGGAGAGCAGATTCTCATTGTAATCTAATTCATGGATATGCATTAGGTTTTGAAATAACATTCGAAGCAGCTGAACTCAATGAACAAAATTGGGTAATTGATTTTGGTGACTTAGGTGTCTTAAAGAATTATCTTAAAGAAACTTTTGATCACACTACAATAGTAGCTGTAGATGATCCACACATGGAAACATTCGTGAAGTTGGGTCAACTAGATTTAATTGATATGAGAGTAATGGATAATGTAGGTTGTGAAGCATTCGCTGAGAATGTATTTGACTTTTGTTATGAAAAGTTTTCATCAATGAGAGTAAACATCAAATCAGTTAAAGTATTTGAACATGGGAGTAACAGTGCTGTATTCGGAGATTTTTAAAAGTATTCAAGGAGAAGGACATTACACAGGAGTTCCAACTACATGGTTGAGATTCTTTGGTTGTAATCTTGAATGTAACGGGTTTGGACAAGATGATCCAACTGATCCTTCAACATACAAACTACCTTATAAAGACTTTGAGATCATAGATACTCAGATAATAGAAGATTTGCCTGTATGGAAATACGGTTGTGATTCTTCTTATTCATGGAGTAAGAAGTTCGCAAAGATACAACACAATGAAACTTGTGAAGAAGTCGCGAAGAAACTCTATGATCAAATGTATGATGAAACAACACATATAGCTTTTACAGGTGGAGAACCTCTCATGAAAGCTGCACAAAAGAATACAGTAAAGATTCTAACAGAAATTAATAGACTACTTGGTCGAGGTAAAAGATTTACTAACATCACATGGGAAACAAATGGTACAAGACCACTTGATATTACTTTACAAAACTATCTACAAAGTATCGAACATACTACAGAGTTATTCTTTTCAGTCAGTCCAAAACTTTGGAATACAGCTGGCGAGAAAGACGGAATTCAACCAGAGATAGTAAAACAATATCATGACTTATCAGATGTTGGACAATTAAAGTTTGTCTGTAATGGTACAGACGAATCATGGAATGAGATTGAAGAATCAATCATCAAGTTTAGAAAAGTTGGTGTCAACTATCCGATATGGATAATGCCTGTTGGAGCAACAGAAGAATCTCAACAAGACAACGCGAAAGAGATTACAATACAAACAATGGATAGAGGATATAATGTAGCTGCAAGAGTACATTGTTATATCTTCGGGAATCAAATAGGAACATGATAAATAAAATTATAGAATGGATCAAAGATAAATTTGATATATGTAAACTACATTGGAAAGAGATATTCGCCTTATCATTCGCACTACATTTTGTGTTTGATATTTTTATCTTTTACTTTGGATTTTTAGTGGGAGCATTAGCTTATGGATAAGGTATTAGTAGTATTAAGTGGTGGACTAGATAGTTCAGTAGCATTAATGATGTGTGTTAATGAGTATGGAAAGGATAATGTAAGTGCAATTACATTTGATTACAATCAGAAACAAAGACTTGAGATACATAAAGCAGGTGAACTTACAAACAAATTAGGTGTAGAACATACAATTCTTGACTTATCAGTATTAGGAGAGATAGCAAGACCTATGTCTGCTAACATATCAGACACAGATGTAGAAATGCCAAACATTAAAGAAGTGTTAGGTGATCCACAACCAGTAACTTATGTACCATTTAGGAACATGATTTTACTATCATTGGCTATGAGTCATGCAGAAGTACAAGGTTGTAATAAAGTTATTACTGGATTACAAGTACATGATGAATATGGATATTGGGATACAACACAAAAGTTTGTTGATACAATGAATGTAGTTGCTAGTCAGAACAGACAACACAAAGTAACTATCGAAGCACCTTTCAGTCAAATGTCTAAAGCAGATGAGATTGAAGTAGCAATAGAATTGGGACAGTTTGATTTACTCAAATATACATTAAGTTGTTATAATCCTCAAGGTATGTTATCTTGTGGTAAATGTCCGTCATGTGCTGAAAGAATTATGAACTTCATGAAGGTAGGTCGTAAAGACCCTATTCCTTATGATATAGATATAGATTGGAAAGTATAATGTGTGCGATATTCGGTAGTACCGACAAAGAAAAGTTCATAGAACTAGCTGAACAGAATCAGTATAGAGGTAAATCCTCTTTCTCAATATCTATGTTTGTAACAAGTAGATATGAAAACTATGACAATCATTCTCTCATTCAACATAAATTGACTCACAAGAAGTCAGGTTTGTTTAATGCAGAAGCAATCGAGAGATATACAGAAGACAATCCAACACATTGGATTACTTATTACTTAGGTCATGTACAAGCACCAACTACAGATAGTGATGATATTCATCCTTCTGAAATTGTTGGTGATTTACTATGGCATAATGGTATCATCAAAGACTATCAAGTAACGGACTGGAAAAGACAGTACGGCATGTTAGATTGGGATACAGGTTTATTACACAGACATTTTGTCTTGGGTGGTGAACTAGATAACATTGACGGTACATTCAGTTGTGCAAGATATGAATACGGACCTGGAGCATTGACTCTATTCAGAAATGAAATCAGTCCACTATATTATGATGATAATTTAAACATATCATCAGTTGAATTTGAAAATTCACATGAAACTGAATCAGGTGTTCAGTATCTTATGGATATTCGAAGAAGTGAGTTAGAACCTATGAAAAGGTTTGAAACGAAGGAGAATCCTTACTATTTTGGTTAGGATTTATTATATTATATGTGACAAAACCACATACAAAAAATGGAGAAAAAATGAAAACAGATAGAAAACTTGGTAATCAAGTAAAAAAATATCTAATTGATAATGGTGTTGAAACACCGATAGTTGAGAGTGAACTCAACGCAGAAGAAAAAATAGAACTGATTGAAGAAAACTTCGAAGTTGTTCTTGATGTGTTAGGACTTGATAGAGAAGATGATTCGATATCAGGAACAGCAAACAGAGTAGCAAAGATGTATGTATCTGAATTATGTTCAGGTCTATCTTACAATGAGTTTCCAAAGGTATCAGTCTTTGAAAATAAAATGGGATACGATCAAATGGTCGTACAGAAAGATATTACCTTTCATTCAATGTGTGAACATCACTTTGTAAACTTTAATGGGTTTGCTCAAATAGCATACATACCAAATGATACAGTAGTAGGACTTTCTAAGTTGAACAGGATTGTAAACTTCTTTGCAAGAAGACCACAAGTCCAGGAACGATTGACAGAACAAATATTCTACGCATTAAAATATATCTTGAACACAGATAACATTGCAGTACTAATAAGTGCTGAACATTTATGTGTTAAGTCAAGAGGTATTGGTGATCAGAGTTCTGGAATGACTACATCTAAATTAGGTGGACATTTCTTTGACAAACAATCTGTAAGATCAGAATTTATGAGCTTAGCAAACAGATGAATTTCGAATATGTAGTGTCAGGATTGACAATGGGAATTGATGATTTATATTATAATGAAACAGTTGCTGCACCATATATTAATCACATGAATCAGAAGATTGTTGACTTAGATGCTAAGCACGACAATCAGAATTTATCATTACTCTATAATGCACATCAAGAAAGAAAACACGGTGTAGTCATGACAGAGACAATGCCAGATTCTTGGCATAGACTATTTGCAGATTCAGGTGGATTACAAATGGCTCGAACATCAAAAGGAATAACTGATGAACTAAAAGATAAAGTTTATTATCATCAAGCAAAGTATTGTGATGTAGCAATGATCTTTGATGAAATACCGATTGAGTTTGATTTATCTATGGTTGGTGGTAACAATATGAAAGCTACTCTAAACGGTAGAAGATTCGATAGAAGTGACATTCAAAGGTCAGCACTAGCAACATTAGAGAACTGTAAGAGACAGATAGAAGTCTTTAAAGAGGAAGGTTCACATGCTAAGATGATGTTAATATCACAAGGTCAATCAGTAGAAACTTATAAAGAATATATTGAATTAATATGTAATGGTCTATCTGATGATGAAATAGATATGTTTGTATGTGGAGTAGCTCCAAGTTCATTATGTAATGGTAACTCATTCGCACATAGATGTGAAATGATTTACGCAATGAAAGAATATGAAATACCAGATGTCATTAAAAATAATGTACATCTATTAGGTGTTGGTAATCACGAAGCATTGTCTCCGTTTTATCTATCTCCTGATTATTTCAGTTTCATTGAAAATCTTTCTTATGATTCATCTTCACATGCTTCATCTTGGTTCTATTCAAGATATAGAGACAGAAACTTCAAAGCTATTGATGTAGATGTTGTGAACAGGTCTAAGAGAGGTCTATCACAGATTCATCACGAACAATTATTACCAATACTAAACGAACTGTTTGATATAGACGGACAATCATTTAAAGACTTTGGTATCATGGACCCAATGCAATTAATTAATGATTCAACAAAATGGTCAGTAGAAAATACTGCAGGAGACAGAAGATTCTGGAAAGAAACTGACTCTGGTATAGCTGGTAAACATCTAGCACCATGGTTTTGGGTTACTAATACAGTTGGTAATTTCATGACAGAATTACAAAGGAGAATCGAGAATCCAGTAGATAATACAGGATTAGGTTCAATAACAAACTATAACGAATTCTTAACGAATTGGTTATCAAGACAAAGAGCGCCAGCAAAAGTACCTGAGCATTGGCCTGGAGTACTAGATGTATGAAAATTAAATTAGAAATAGAATTAGACACTTTAACAGACTTAGACGAAAAAGATTCGTTATTAGAGTTGTTAAAAACAGTTAAAGAACAACTTGAAGGAGACTATTATGAAGACTAAAGACAGTAAAATATATTACGAATGGTCAGACTACACAGAAGATATGAAGGCAACTAATTGGCTTAATTGTGATCATGTCATAGGTATATATCGAGGAAGTGTCGGAATGGCAGCTCATATATCGAATGTGAGAGATGTACCAATGTCGATCATTGGATTTCAAACCAGAGACGGTTCAGATAAAGAACCATACTGGATTCACAACGCAACAGAAAAAGAATCACTTGAACCATATGCAGAAGGTAAGACAATACTTATCGTTGATGATATATATGACACAGGTCACACAATGAATAAAGTTATAGAGTTTGTTAAGAAAGCACGAAACAAACCTTCAACAATGCCTAATGTATTAGGATATTGTTTGTTCGGAAAAGAAAACGCTAAAGATATAGTGTATTCACATGAACATGATGGCTCCTGGATTGTATTTCCATGGGAGACATTAGATGAATCCGTTTGAGTTTGTAAATTCAGTAACATACTCTAAAAAAGATGTAATGGACGATCTCAATGAAAAGGAGTATGCTCCTTTCATAGTTAATCGTTCACTATCATATCATCAAGATTGTGTACTCTATGCGAACGAAATGAATAAACATTTCGATATATCTCATAAGTTACAATATCATTATTTACTAAATAGTATTAGAAAGAGAAAACGGTTTGCTAAATGGAGTAAACCACAATTAGCTGACGATTTGAGTATCGTTATGAAATATTATGAAGTTTCGCGAGAGAAAGCTGAGGAATATCTAAGGATATTAACAAAGAGAGAAATCGGGATACTTAAAACAAGAATGAATACAGGTGGTGTGAAATGAGTTATGACATAGAAAATATGTTAGAGATTTCATTTAAAGAAAATGACGATTTTCTCAAGATAAGAGAAACATTAACAAGAATCGGTGTAGCTTCAAGAAAAGATAGAACTCTCTATCAATCATGTCATATACTACACAAAAGAAGTAAGTACTATCTAGTACACTTTAAAGAACTGTTCGCTTTGGACGGTAAAGATTCATCAATTTCAGAGAATGATATAGCACGAAGAAATGCTATAGCAAGACTATTGGAAGAATGGAATCTATTAAAGATTATAAAACCAGAACAAGCTTCAACTCCTCTAGCACCTATGAGTCAGATAAAAGTATTACCACATAAAGAGAAAAGTGAATGGTCTCTTGTAGCAAAATATAATATTGGAGTTTCAAAGTAGTATCTGATGAAGAATCTAAAAGAGTTCGGTTCATTCTTAAAAGAAGATAAAGACAACGAGAAGTATCGTTTATTATTAATATCTGCTGAACTAGGTGACAAAGCTGTCACAGCTCAACGAATGGAAGAAGAAGCTAAGAAATTAGGTTATGAATTCTATGTTACTAAAATGTCAGGTACTTACATTCGTAAGTCAGACGAAGGTGTCTGGACAGTTCACAAAGAAGGAGACGAGAAAGGATTTGTAGTAAATCCAGATGATACTGTTTGTTTTGTTCGTGGTACACCTGAAAGAGACAGTTGGCTAGACTTAGTATCTCAATTAGAGAGAGCAAGTATACCTATTATTAATAGTCGTGAATGTATGGAGTTAGCATCTGATAAGTATCGTACTTATTTGAGACTACAAGAATACGGATTAACACAACCAAAAACAGTACTATTACCGAAAGAAGAAATCATGGAACAAGCTGTTAAAGAATTAGAGACAGAATATCCTATCATCATGAAAACACTTAGAGGTTCTAAAGGTGTTGGAGTTCTATTCATAGAATCAGAACGAGCGCTTAATTCACTAGTTCAATTATTATTTAAACAAGACAAACACGCTGATTTATTAATTCAAGAATATAAGAAAACAAAATTTGATGTCAGAGTATTAGTTCTCGGTGGTAAGATCATAGCTACAATGCAGAGAGATGTATTAGAAGGTGATTTTAGAAGTAACTATTCACAAGGAGCTAAAGTTAAATCGTATGACTTGACAGATTTAGAGATTGAACAATGTCTAAGAGCAGCTAAAGCTATCAACGGATTGTTCACAGCAGTTGATTTTATTCCATCAGAAGATACAGAAAATAAACCACCATACATATTAGAGGTTAATAGTTCACCAGGTACAGAAGGTATCGAAGAAGCTAACGATAAAAATATAGTCAAAGAAGTATTAGAATACTTTAACAATAAATCTACCAGATATACAGTACCTTCAGAATGTGGTTGGGAAGAAATAGTTGACTTAGGTCATTTCGGAACAGTTACAGCTAAATTTGACACAGGTAATTATAAATATCCTGTAATGCATGCAGAAGATATCAAAGTCACAGGTGGTAAAGTTACATTCAACAATGGTCACAAAACAATAACAACTAAAATTAAAGGTAATTATACTTCTGTTACAGGTGGTGGTGAAGATGAAAGACTTCTTATTGAAGATGAATTCTCATTCGCTGGTAGAAATTACGGTACAGTTCAGTTCGGTTTAGACGATAGAAGTCGAATGGGTACTGATGTTCTACTTAATAGAAAAATTATGTCAAGATTGAATGTTATTGTCAATCCTCAAAGAAAATATGTTGTCACAACTCCTTTTACAAAAGAAGTTAAATGAAACAAGAAAAATTATTACAAGTCGTAAATCTCGCTCCTAACGAATCCTCGTTGGACAGACTTATGGAGATGCATCCAATGCAACAAATAGTGTGGGCTACTATAATACAAGTGTCTGTTTTCGGTTTAATGTTAGTATCATTTAGTTTGATAAATTTGTATTTAGACTAGTAAATCTCATTTTACTGTTATAAATATATAAGCAAACCTAAAAAGGAGATAATATGCAAATAATCGATTGGATTAAGGCTAGATTAGCCGAAAGAACCTCATGGGACGGAGCAACTATTGTCGGAGTATCGATATTAGTTCTAGTTGGAGCGCCTGTAGTTGAACTACTAGCATGGCCAGCACTAGTCTATGGACTTTGGACTCTCTATTCAGAAGAATAGTTGAGTGATAATTGAGTTGACTGATGAAGCTATTTCTAAGCTTCAAGAAAAAACTACCAAATCAAATAACCCGAATATACGAATTGGAGTAACGGGTAGTGGATGTAGTGGATACAAGTATGTGTTTGACTTCTTACAAGGAGAACCTCAAGAAGAAGATATAGAAGTGGATTATGGCACTTTTAAACTTTGGACTGATACAGTATCTATGGAATACCTAGAAGGTATGCAACTAGACTATCAATACACAGGAATCAACGAAGGTTTCACTTTCATAAACCCAAACGCTAAGGCATATTGTGGTTGTGGAGAGTCTTTCACGATTTAAAATACACTATTAAACGAAAAGGGATTCTTTTGAATCCCTTTTCTACATAAATAGAAGTGTAACAGGAAAAAGACATTATGGATATATTAGCATTAATTGGAGAAGTGGGAGCGCCTATTGCAGGGGCATTAGTCATGGGATTCTTTATTTTTCTTGTTTTGAAGCAGATTTTAGACGGAGTTGTTGATGATATTAAAACATTAACTTCATTTTGTACAATGTTAGAAGATAGAGCAAGAGTAGGTAGTAATGAGTTGATAAAGATTGACTTATTAGTAGGAAGTGCTTTAGATTTGACACCAGACATTGATAGAATAGCTCGAGCAGAGAACTATAGAACAAACGAGAAAGGTATTCCTCAGAGTGTTAAACTAGATGTGAGGAGAGACTAATGGACGGAATGGATGCTGTAGCACAAGCTATAAGTGATTTCGGATTTCCGATTATCATGTCCTTAGGAATGGGATATTTTATATATTTTATCTGGAAATATATTACAGACAAGTTGGAACCAGAAATAGAAACAATGCATTACGCACTAATTAAGTGTATTGATGCAAACAGAATGTTAGATAACGATATGATAAGACTACAACAAAAAGTTAAAGTCGTATTAGAATATCGTCAAAGACAAGAGATATTAGAGGATGCTGAGGAAAAAGAAGCTTTAGCAGAAGTTAAGAATGTTAAAAAGAGTAAGTAGTTTATTATGTTTAATGATGATAACAAGTGTAGTAGGAGACGAATTATCTCACACATTTAAAAGTCCTAGTTTCAGTGGAGCAGGGATTTCAGCTCATTATTTAACTATTGAGAATCAACAGAAGTCAAGAAAAGACGCGATTCAAGAAAAGATTGATTCGGCATTATTAGCTGCTGAAAGAGCTGAAGAAAATACAGTTATGGCAAAGTTCATGAGGAACTTAGAGTCACGAATTTACGCTCAGTTGAGTAAACAGTTAGTCGAACAGTTATTTAAACAATGTGATTTAACACTAGACCCAACTTGTACACAAGCGTCTTTTGGTAGTTTCGCATTAGAAGGAAATGTAGTATCGTATCAACAAACAAGTTGTGATACATCTACAATGACTGGTTGTATTGTCGGTGAAGATGTTATTATTTTAACAGTAATCGCCGAAGATGGAACTGAAACAACAATAACGATACCTGTTGGTAATGGTACATTTGGTTAGTGGATATGATTAGAAATCTATTCATTTTTTCTTTACTTGGGTTACTAGTTAGTAGTTGTTCTACTTTAGTTGGACCGAAAGGAATCCATGAAACAACTTGTGTTAAATTTGTAGAATGTGTAGAAGCTCCTATTACGATAGAACTTCCAACACACGAAAAGTTATTAGCCTTGGGACCACCGAAAGAGAGTCCTGTAGTTGCAGTTTATTCTTTTAATGATCAAACTGGTCAGAGAAAACAGAAAGGTAATACTGCTATGTTTAGTACAGCAGTATCACAAGGTACAGCTACAATGTTAGTAGATGCACTGAAGACAGCAGGTGAAGGTAAATGGTTTAGAGTCGTTGAAAGATTAGGTTTAGATAACTTAACCCGAGAACGACAGATAGTAAAGAATACTAGAGCAGCGTATGGTGAAGAAACCACTCTCGCTCCAATGTTGTTTGCAGGGATTATACTAGAAGGTGGAATTATTGGTTTTGATACTAATATTGAAACTGGTGGTAGAGGAGCTAGATATTTAGGAATAGGTATGCAACAAGCCTATAGACGAGATATTGTGGTTGTTCACTTGAGAGCAGTAAGTGTTCTTACAGGTGAAATTATATTAAATGTACAGACATCAAAAACTATATTGTCGGTGGCGACAGGTTATGATGTTTTTAAATTTGTTGAACTGGATACCCAACTTGTAGAAATAGAAGATGGTATGACAGAGAATGAGAGTGTAACCAGAAGTGTTAGATCAGCGATCGAAGCGGCTGTTTACGAATTAATTTTACAAGGAGATAAAAGAGGATTCTGGACTATTAATTGGCCAATTACTGAAAAAGTAATTAAAAATGAAATTGAAAAAGTCTTTGAAGAAAAAGATATCGTTCTTGTAGAAGAAACAATAAAAGAAGAGGAAGAAGAAGATGAAAATATTGAATAAGATATTTTTTCTTACATTATTAACCCCTACTATATTATGGGCTGTCGGAGCTAATGATAACGAGATTAAAATCGATCAGGCTGGTGACACATTAAACTTAACTATTGACCAGATTGGTTATGGTAATAAGTTATGTGGTACAATGACAGGAGCTAGTTGTAACGCAGCTATGGTATTGACAGGTACATCACTTACTGTTAATTTTGATATGATTGGTAACTTGAATAAGATTTACGGACCTGTAATTCTTGATTCATCTACCTTGAGTGTTAACATGACAGGTTCAAGTAATACTTGGGATTGGACAGTTGGAGCTTCAGGTTCTGCTGACTCATCAAACTTATTATCTACTTGGAGTGGTAGTTCAAATACTATGGACTTAAATTGGGGTGCAGCACAGTCTGCTGAAAGGTTAGACTTTGACTTAGATGTATCAGGTGGATCGAATGTATTTACTACAGTTATCGAAGTAGATGATGCTAGATATGATGTTGATGTTACAGG